TAAACGCTGAATTTTCGCCGGGAAAGCCGAGAAGCCAGCCGCAACCTTTTCCATCTGAGTAGCAAGAGGGGTGATAGCGGCGGCAACTCGGTTACACTGATCTGCGAAAGAATCAAGGTCAGTCTTTTTCAGCGATTCAGTCACCGTGTCGATTTGAGGTGCAATTTTCACCAGCTTATCCAGCCCGGAAGCTAAAGAACTGAACCCGGACTTTTGAACACTCTCTAAGGGCTTGAGAGCGTCTACCAAGCCTTGAATTTGCTCTCTTGCGAGAGTAAGTCCGCTCAAACTAGAAACACTCTGACTGAACTTCTTGAGAGAATTAGACAGTGCTCCGAGACCAACGCCGCCCTTGCTTACAGGAGCGGTAGCGGCTTTCAACCGTCTCAGAGACTCGGAAAGTGCGTCTATCCCGCCAACGGCAGATGTAGAATTAGATTGTATTTCAAGTTCCAACTGCTCGATTGTCGTAGACATATTGCTCACTTCCCTTCAAATTTTTTATTGTGGCTTACCATGAATCCTTCCATCATTCTCTTACCCTTGTCATACACACCCTTGGCGTGTTCTTCCTCACGGAGTTCTGCTTGTTTTTCGTTAAGCGCATAGGCTTCCGAGAGGTACGGAACAGGTTTCACGCCCTTTTTAGCAAAGGCATGAAGAACGGGAGATACACGACATAGAGCTTCATAGAAATATGCGCCTTGTAGCCACATTTCCTGATTTTTACGATTCATTCTGAGTTCTTCCGCTTTTCTGTACGCCGCCACAAGCGTACTGTCTTTGTCCCAATACTGTTCTTCGGTCATGCCGAAAGACAGATAGTGGGGGAACAACTCGTTGAATTTTTCTGTGTAAGTAGAGAGGGGAGCAGTGGCAGAACTACCACCACTCCCCTCAGTGGAGGACAGCGATCCACTTACCAAGTCGCTGTCCAGTCCAAGTTTCCCTCGGCTTCCTCAGGCTCCTCAACCAGAGTCAGAATCGGCTCGTTGTACATTTCAGCGAGCTTGCCGATCAGGTCTTCTTTCTTGGTAAGTTTGGAATAAATGTTGTCGATAACGTCTCCCTTGACGAAACGATGGTGGGCAAGGAACGCACCCGCAAACAGTGCCGGGAGAGTGGTCATGGGCTTGTCCGTGATGTCGGAAGCGATAAAGCCCTTCTTCTCCATTTCCGCAACCGTTCTGCGGGTAAATTCCAGAGTGTACTCCTTACCCTCATAGGTGAAAATCAACTGCTTTGCCATTTGTCTGTCCTCCTGTTAAATAGTTCTTAGTCCTCTGCCGACATGGTGATGGGGGTAGAGGGAGCAATGGTGACGGTCATGTCTACAACCTCGTTGACACCGCCGCCAACCGGGAACACGGAAAGCTGACCCTTGAACTCAAACTTACCGTCAGTGCCGGTAGGAGTCAGGGTGCCACCCTCGCCGGTGCCGCCAAACCAAACGGCATAGTCCTTCTCCTGACCTTCGAGAGCTTTCAGCTTGGTAAAGTCCTCTTTGGTGTAGTTCGCAGTAAACTCAAGAGCGTCAAGAGACTGGACACCCGGAATGTAAGTCTGCATATTGTCAGACAGGGTGGTGGTTTCCAGCATTTCGGGTGCGCCGCCGAGGTCGGGAAACTCTTTAATGTCGATCAGTTTCTCCCATGTTTCAACATTCTTCTGCATGAGAAAAATCTTGTAGGTAGAAATTGCCATGATATGTTACCTCCTGTAAATGGTTTTTTCTTTGGAAATCACAGCTCGGTATCGACCGAGCATACGATAAATAGTTGCGTTATCTTGATTGGGTACAGGCTCAAGCATGGTTCTTGTGAAATTCAGACCCGTCAGGATTTCGTCAATGAAATTGGCGATTTCCTTACATTCAGCCTTTTTACCATTTGTGCGGTTAGAGTAGACGTTCAACTCATACATGACCGCTACATGGTTTTCCTTGCCCTCAGTGGTCAACGAGTTACGAAATGTAGCATTGTCAACCTCTACAAGAGAGACACAGGGAAAAGAAGGTGGAGTTTTCACATATTCGCCGGTCATAAAGATGTCCGGGTACTGCTCTCGTGTTCTTACCGAAATCTCGTTAAAAATTTCGGTTTCCATGTCAATCATCCGAACACCTCCTTTGCGATACTTGTGATTTCCTCACATACGGTTTTTAAGGCATTGTACATGGGCATGACAGCGGGAGTACCGTGCGTCAGACGAAGCTCTCCGTCCTCGTAGAATCCCCATGTCTGCCGTTTACCCATACCCTTGCCGTAACCGCCAATGGTAAAACCAAGCTCTGAACCTTTAGGGTGCGGAGACCCACCAGTAGAGCCGTTGTGGAACACACCCGCACCAAACTCAACCCACACAGCGTCTTCGCCAGCGGCTATGATTACCGAGACATTTTCCCGCTCGTCAATGGAAACTCGTACATCGGCTTTTCTTGCACCGCCGCTTCCACCGGTAAGATCGTCTACAACCGCACCATTGAAACCGCTCTGTGCAAGATTCGCAATTCGTTCCGCAATTCTTGTACGAAGAAGTTCCGTCTTGCGAATGATCTCTCGCTTATATTGCTCAAGTTCCTTGATTGCTCGGTCAATGTCTTTCTCGGACAGGCTGATACGAATAACTTTTTTTCCCATTACGATACACTCACCTTGCTTATCGCCAATGACACCACATTGAGACTTTTGGCAACCTTCTTCACGATGTAGTCATGGGGAGTGATAATCTCACCCTTTTCGTTCACCGCCAGATTGCCCTCCTCGTCCAGTTGAGGTGTGCGATCAACCCAAAGCACAGCGTATTCGTCAATCGGAGGAGCGTCAGTGTCCATAACAATCACCTTGTCATAAGACTCGTTCTCCCCGAACTGACGGGTCTGTGTTTCTCCCTTCGCCGCCGAGATATTGGCAAAAAACTCGATAGGTTTTCCACGCTGAATGTCATATTCGCCGGTCATATTCCCATAATCATCTGTAGCAGGAGTTTTACTCTCATACAGAGCATAGAAGAATCTGACTTTGTTTCTGCTCATACACTTCATCAGATCACCCCGCAATACGGAATGACCGCTTTCAGCATGGAAGAAGGAATGTCACCGTTCTCATAACTTCTCGATACGCCATTCTCAGTGTGAGAAGTCTGTCCCTCGGCACCTCGCTTGTTCAGCATATACGCCGCAATTTCTACTTGAAGATGTGCGTACTGTACAGGGACTTCGGTTACATCATTTTGGTACGGGTAGGCTTTTGCGAGAATCTTGCTTCCGGCAAAATCAAGGTAGGTGGACAACACTTCGTCAGGGTCAGAATTACCCACCATTGACTTGAGAGCGGTTAATTTTTCTTCCTGAGTCATATTGTCACACCTCCTTTACAATCACTCGTCAACTTTGTTCTCGCCGGTCTCAGGAACGGGTTCGTTCTCCCCGTTATCAGGGTCAGAAACCGATTCCTTTCCGGTCTCAGGAGCTTCCTTGATCTCCTCGATGAACACACGGTTCAGCGGGTTTTTACCCTCTGCCAGCTCTTTGATACGAGCCTTGGTCGGCTTATAGCCCTCTACAGGGTAGATGTCCCCGACATCGTAGAGGTGTTCGTTGTTCTTCAAATCCCGAAACGGGCTGATTACTCGGTACATAATCTGTCCTCCTTTACACTTCGATTACACGCCGGGAGTGACGGTAATCTTGACAGCCTTGGTAGCGTCAGTCAGAGCCGCAAGATAATACTTACGGGAGAAAATGGTGTTCAGACGAGTGTTCGCCGCAGTCTCGGAACGATTGTTGGCAGTCACCTGCTCGATCTCAACACCCTTCTTGTTGAACAGAGTTACAGCTTCACGAGTGCCGATGATGATGGTGCCGGTCACAGCGTCCTTCTTGGTGTACAGGTTCACGCCAGCAACGGTGCCGACATAGCCGGTACGGGCAAAGGCTTCGACATACTTGAGATCGTCTTTCAGTGCCTTGCGCACAGAAGCCATATCAGCCGCATTGACGAAACCGAAAATGCTCACGCCCTCGATCTGCTCAAGGTCGAGCTTCGCCACAGCGTCAGCAAAAGCACCGAAGCCGTAATCGGTGGCAGAGACGGACAGAGTGGCCTTGTTGAACTCGGCGAAGATGTCCTTGTTGACGGTGTTGAACATATCGGTGCCCATGTGACGAACACCGACAGGCACCAGCATGGGGTCAGTCATGGCCTGTTCGTCATAGTACTCGAAGCGGTTCTGCGCCAGCAGGATTTCATACTCCTCCTCAGTGTAGGAAACCTCGATGGACTTAGAGTTACCAGCACCCATAGCCAGCTTCTCAGTGCCATCGGTGGCCTTGTAGACGTTGATCTTGCGCTTCATACCGGGCTGACCCACCAGAGAGTTGTCCACGGTGCAGAACTGTTGCAGGTCAAGGTGGGAATTGTACTGATCTTCCACCTCATTGGAGAGGTAGAAGTTGTCGTAGATAGTATGAGTAAATGCCATTATTCGTTACCTCCATAAAGTTCTTTGTATTCTTCCGGGTGCTCCGTGTAGAACTTGTGACGCTCCATGGGATTAAGCTTACGGAACTTTTCGAGCGTCATGGTCTTGGAGTCCCCATCGGGAGTAGGTTTCGGTGTATCTTTGAGAGCTTCCGCACGAACCTTCTTCTCGAAAGAAGCCAAGTGCTTCTGCTGATTGGCGAACACCTTGTCAGAATCACCGTCAGCCATGGCTTCTGCCGTTTCATCGGCGAGTTTTTCCTCATAGCCGAGAGCCACCAGCTTTGCCTTGTTCTTGGCGATCACGGACTCACGCAGGAGCTTGTCGTACTTGCTTTGAAGCTCCTCCCGCTCCTCCTGTTCCTTCTGCTTTTTCTGTTCGTCCTCGGTCATTTTCTCTCGGAGCTGTTTCTTGTAACCAGCGGCTTCGCTGTTGCTCTTGGAGAGGGCGTTTTTCAGCCTTTCGATCTCAGCGGAATTGTCTTCCGGGACGGTCACCTTTTCCAGAGCGGTTTCGACCTCCTCAAAGGTCATGCCCTCCTTGTAAGCGTCCCCAAGCACTTCTTTAAGGTTCATACTGATTTCCTCCTTGCGTTTCATAGGTAGTTCACTCTACACTGATTTCTGTTTGAAGGGTTGTCTCCCTTTTGCGTTTTAAGGTGTTCCCTCACCATAACCAAGCGGAAACCGCTTGAATTATTCATCTTCCTCAGAACTGTTCTGATTTCCCGAACCGTTGGAATTATCAGACCCGTTGGAATTGTTCTGTGCCGCCATCTGCTGTTGTGCCAGCTTCTCCTGCTGTTCCTCGTAGTACTTCATGCTCAGGGTATAAGCCCTCTCAGGGTCTACGAACAGGCCGCTATGCTGGAACGCAAGCAGGGGGTGGATTTTCGACTGTTGGAGCATGGACACCAGCACCTGAGACTTGCTCTGAATGTTCTCGTAATTGCGTCTGGTGAACTGCAACTCGATGTCCTTCAAGTGAAGGTTGATGTTGTCAGACAGGTCTCGGCAGATACGAAGCACCAGCTTGAGCATTTTCTTCTCAGCCTTTTTGAACATATGCTCACTATCTTTCGCTCTCGCTTCCGCAAGAGACCACCCATCACGCAGGAGTACCGCCGCACCAGTGTCGGAGGTGGAACTGCCGCCATTTCGGTTCGGCATACCGCAGATGGTGAGAACGGCGTTGTACAGATCGTCCTTGAGCGTCTGCGTCTGCCCCTGATTCAGTTCCTTCACCACAAGGTCAACGTCAATGTTGCCGCCGCTGTCATTGGGAGGTACGAGAATCGCACCTTCCTCAAGAAATTCCTTGAACTTCTCTTTGTCGATATGACACCCAATGAACTTCCAGAACGCTTGAATGAACTGCTCCACACCGTCCATGCGGTTAGACTCCACATTGTTGATAGCGTCCAGCAGAGGAAGGACAATCTCGAAAGAGCCGAGTCTCGCATTGTTCGCCGGGTACTCGAAAATCGGAATCATGTCCAGCGCATGAGGTTTGGACTCGGCCTGATTGATGATGTCTCCATCAATGAGCCAGTAGTAGTTCTCCGTGTAAACGGAGTAGTGTACGATCTCATTTTCGTCCTTGCTGTACTTCACCGCCATCAGCGGCTTGTTCCCGATTTCGTTGGAGTACACAACGAAGGTGTCACGAGGGTCAAGGGTGTACATTTCAAACGGGGACTCGTCTTCCTCACCGGGTTCGTCAGGCAATACCAGACGGAAAGCGGTGCCGCAGATCATCTGCCACTCGACAATCTCTTGGTCTTGCATGGCTTTGTCCTCTGCGAACATAAGCTCATTCAGAGCGGTAATGCCAGCGGTGACGCTCTCCTCGGTGCTTCTGCCGATATACTGAATCGGCTCACCGCAGAGATAACCGACCTTGAAAGAGACAATCTCGTTTGCCCGGTTCTCCACAATCCTGTTGCAGATTTCGGGACGCACATCTTTCACCCGGTTCAGAATGGGTTGCTTGCCCTTGTAGTAGTTCCACAGATAATCAATCTCGCTTCGGTTGAAAGCGTGATCGGTGAGAGCTTTCTGCAAAACTTCCACCACGTTTTCGTCAGTGATCTTTTTCACGCTGGACTTGATGACCCTTCGTCCGCTCATTTGCCGGGTTTCGCTCACCGGCTTAGAAGTGTCGATTACATTTCCCAAGATTGCCCCTCCTTTCCTCGAAAATCAGAAAAGGCGCATGACCGTTTGTATGGCTTTCGTCATACTCGCAATCATGCGCCAAACTCGAACTATAATTTTTCTCATATATTGTAACATTTCAGTTCGCAAAAGTCAAGTTATAATTCTTATTTCACGAACCAAATGTTGAAAACTATGTGGAAATTGTGAATTACCAAGGCCGTTTGAAGACTTCCACGTTCTGCCCACCCAAACTCTGAGCATACTCAGCCAGCATTGCCATACCATCAGGGACATCATCGTGCTTGTTCTTACCCGCCATGGTATAAGAGCACAGCATATCCATCATCTTGCCGTAGTCCGACTTCCGCTGATAGAGAGAGCTGTCCTTGAACAGGCAGTGTTCCTTCACCCATGCGCTGTTGACAATGATCTTGGTCTCTTTGTTGGCGGTGGTGAACTTGGTGGTGATATGGGTGATACCACCCTTCTTTTTCACTTCCTCCTGTATTTTCTCGGCAACTCTCCGACCTGCGGAGTTGGACTCGAACCGGCAGGACTTCACCTTGTCCCGCACAAGAATTTCCGTCAGCCGAGCGTCCACGATGTTGGGCAGACCGTTGTCACAGACACAATCATCAATATAGTAGTCCTGCCCATAAACATAGGCAACCGGCAGAAAAGCGTAGTCAGCTCCCTTGTCCTTGGTGTCGCATATACCAATGATTGCGTCAGCGTCCTCCGAAGGAAGCTCGAAATATCTCCGAAGCTCGTCCTCAGAATAGACAAGTCCCTCTCGCTCAATCGGTTCATTCATATACAACGCTCGCCAGCTCACATCGTCCATGATATTTCTCTGCTCGTGATAAAATCTCGTGCTGAATCCAACACCGTAAGCATAATCAAAATTGGACTCGTCATTTTCATCAAGAGCTGGAATTACGATGAACTTTGCCCGATCACTGTCGATATACTCCCGCTCAAGCCGACCTATTACATCATGGACAGACCAGCGGGTTGCAATGTGGAGTTCTTTACAATGGTCTCCGATTTTACGTTGTCTCAAGTCCGTAGTGTAGGTCTCCCACAACTTGTCCAGTCGCTCTTTTGACAACGCTACCTCAATACCTGACACCAAATCGTCACAGTAGAGTAGGGTAGCGGCACGATACAGACCAGCGTTACCGGTACCGATGGAGGTAAACTCCAATGTTTCAAAACGCTGTCTCTTGTCAAGATCAATACGACAGTCCTTGGCGTTAGTGCTGGACACCTTTATGTCGGGAAAAACATCATGCCATAGATAATCTCCATTTTCGTCCATAATCCGCAGACATTCATCATAAACACCACGAACAAAAGAGTTGGAGTGAGAGCCGGTCAACATAGGTTCGTTGGGAATCTTACCGCCAAGCCAAGTCAAATAAAAAATCGCAAGGGTAGTCTTACCACTGCCGGGAGGTAAAGATACCGCCAACAAATCCAGCTTATCGTCTGCCAGCTCTTGCAGTGCGTCAACTACCTGCTTGAGGACTTTGCGCCGTGGCGGGTAGAATTTCTTGTCCGGGTCTCGGTTCCATTCCACATAAAGCAGGTAGCAATCAAAATCGTAGGGAGCGGCTGTAAGACAAACCCTCCGGTGCAGATCAAAAATCTGTCGTATCTGTCCTATGGAAAGAGACCTGTTTTGAATGGCTCGTTCACACTCTGCGGAGAGAAGTTTTAAGAACTCCACCCCAAGCGCAATGTCGGTTTTCATAGCTTCCTTGCTCATATAGTACAGGTCTTCCATGGGTCGATAGGAGCGATCTACCCTTACTTTCTCGTAAATTGTTTCAAGTAACTGTCTCATAATACCTCCAAAAGAAAATGGCACATGACCGTTTGAGCATAGCTCTCGCAATCATGCGCCATTCAAAATCAGTTTTTATTCGATGGGTTCGATCATTTTGTTCTCCCAATCGAGTTTTGCCACATAACCTCCGTCTACATCGTAATACAGATCAACTGCTTTTTTGGTGTCAACCGTTCTAAACTTGATCTTACCACGCCAATTTATATAGGCTTCGGTGTTTGTGGCAGGAATACCCGCAAGTTCAACTAAAATGATTTTTCGGTTCTCTAAGGTGACATTTACCTGTAAATCATCAGAATCAAAAATCTTACCCCTAACGATGTGCATTGCGCCGTTTTCTATAACTTCGACATCGTGATAATCCGTAATCCCAACTGTTGTCAGAATTTCATCATAGCTGGCAATTTCATCGTCTGTAAAACCATTTTCAGAGAAGACAGTTTTCCAGTCGGTAGATGTTTGCACGACTTCCAAAGAAGATGGTGCTTCGACTGACTGTTCTGTGACGTTACGATTCATTACCCCGAAAATAATGACAACGCAAGCGATCAGAAGCATAAACCCCACTAATGTTCCAAGTATCTTACTCATTTTACTCCTCCAATCAAGTAGTAAAAGTAGTTGTTTTTCAATTTTTCCGTAAACTTTTCCTTAATACGCGCGTACTATGCACAAGTTATACACAAAACCTGATTTTTCACTACTTTAACTACTTCTTTTGCTGATTTCATACTGTTTGCACCTGCGGAAGAAGGTGGAAGGGGACATACCTGAGTCCCGGATTGCGTCTTTGAGCGCAATCTTACCATCTGCCCACGCTCTTGCCACCGTGAAGAATTGCTCACCGGCAGGAATGGGCTTACGCCCTTTATATTTCCCCTCAGATTTGGCAATTTCAATTCCTTCTCGCTGTCTCTCCAAAATGCTTTCCCGCTCAAACTCCGAGAGAGCGGCAAACACTGTCAGCACAAATTTTCCCTGTGGGGTGCCGGTGTCAAACTTCTCTTTGTCTGATACGAGGATTACTCCTCGCTCACTCAGCGTTGTAACTGTCGAAAGAAGGTCTCGTGTGCTTCTGGATAGGCGAGAGAAGGACTCCACATACAGGGTATCGCCCTCTCGCAAGAAGGACAGCATTTCGTTGAACTGTGGTCTGTCTGTATTTTTGCCGCTACACTTTTCTTGGTAAATCTTCTCCACACCAAGGGACTTCATCAGTTCCATTTGTCTCGCCGGGTTTTGTTCTGCGGTGCTTACTCGTACATAACCGACCCTCATGTACTCACCATCCTTAGTTGTCTCGTTTCACATAGGTAAACTCAATGTCATAGCCGAGAGCTTCCATGATCTCCACGAAAGTCTTGTTTACCAGACCATCCTTCTTCTTGATAATGCGATTCACATACTGACCAGTCGTGCCGATCTTTTCAGCAAGGTTCAACTGGCTCATGTGGGACTCAAGGCATTTGACTTTCACATCGAGTTCAATATTGTTTCGTACCATAACGCACCTCCGTTGTCTTTGTGAGATTAGTATAGCATTAGAAATGATTGTTGTCAACCTTTTAAGATAATTAAATGTCCTTTTTGTTTCTTTTTCGATTTTTCGGGTATTCAAGCCACTCCCTGCGGCTCCTTCGCCGGTGCGCTGTCCCCCTCCGGGGTGGTGCCACTCCGGGCAACCCGGCAACGGCTCCCGGTTTGCCTGTCCCGCTGTCAATAGCATTGTCGAACCATGATAGCACATTCAAAACAATGCTTTTATATCCTATTGACACAAGCCGCCGCAACTGTCAATAGAATATGCCCCAATGACAGCACAACACACAAGGCAAACCGCACACAATGGAGGACAGGGACAGCCGCACAAGCTCCCACACAATTTCAGATCATAGACACACAAGCACAAGGACACAAGCCCACAACACAAGATCATAACAGACAGGACAGAGACAACACACAAGCCCATTATATAAAGCCCTCATATAAGCCCCACACAAGCCCTATAAACGCCGAATAGCACAAGGGGTATAAAAAGATATACCCCCAATATAAAAAGCCCTCTACAGGGCTTTACAGACCGCCTATAAAGGGCATAGGAAAACCCCGCCCAATATAGGCGGGGTGTATGTATCAATTATTCATTTTCAAAAGCTCAGCCAACAACATAAACGGGAAAATAATCAAGATCACAAGCCACATTTTCAAACCCTCCATTTATTAACCAATAACAACCCATTGAAAAGCGGGATTGTACTTTTTGCCATTATAGGGCTTTACTGTCACATTTTCAAAAACTCCCGCTTGTGTTTGTGCCCTTGAGACAAAAGCTATAAATGCGGGAATATCGGCGGGGG